GATCACTTTTGGATTGAGGTTAAAGCGTTACTCTTCGGAAACGGAACGCACCTAGTACGCTATGGGCGTGCTGAAACGTGGGCAGATATCGAGATGATTATGAGAACTCCATATATGGATGTTTCAGGAGGAGCACATATGGTACGCATTTGTGCTGTAGATGCAGGGTTTCTTACCGACGAGGTTTATGAGTTCTGTGCTATGAACTCTGATATCTGTATTCCGGTGAAAGGGGCGAGTGCGCGTATGAGCACCCCATATACCGTTAGTAATGTTGATAAGGATTTTAACGGACGCCCAATCGCTACAGGATTAAAACTATACAGGCTAGATACTGGATTTTACAAAGATATTCTTGATGCAAAGATAAAACGATCAATAGCAGCCGTATCTAACAATGAAACAGCTCAAAATAATCTCATGAGTTTTCATAGCGGAACGGATGCTCTGTATGTCAAACAATACACCAGTGAGTATAAACATGTCGAAGTCAATTCAAAAACGGGGGTAGAAAAAAGTGAATGGCGTAAAGTTTATGAAAAAGCGGATAACCATCTATGGGACTGTGGGACCTACATAACATTTTTAGGGGAGTTGCTCGGTATTCGGTTCTTGCCTAGTGAACCGATCGAAACGGTATCACGATCAAGACGAAGACAATCTAATCATCGTGGTGATGAAGATTATGAATCAAACTATTAGGGGGAATTAATTATGCACAATTTTTGGGATGGAAGAGAGAATATTAATAAGCGACCATCAGTTGAGAGAAGAACAGAACGTGTAATTCATCGGTGTATGGAAAAATACTCTATTGGAATCGGTCAAGCAATCGAAAAAATAATGAAAGAGAATCTCTATGATGAGCTTTTGAGCGAACTTTCAGAGATTTATCCCGATATTTTAACCGCTTCATAATCGAAAAAACCACTAATTTATCAAAAAAATCACTAAATTTTTACAAATTTAACAAACTTTTTTAGCCGTTTTTTCGGCTATTTTATTGTCAAGGTTAAAAAAACAAACTTTTAACCTCCTATTTTGCGAACTTTTACGCTACTAGCAAAAAAAAGAAAAAAAGTTTAGGTCTAAGTTTTTTGGCCTAAACTAATTTTTAATATTCTGACAAACTGCCACCATACTTTTAGAAAGGGTTGGTTTTGGCAAAAACATACGGCGAACAACTTGATGCTGTCCAAACTGCTATCACAGCGGTCGAAACCTCTCAGAGCTATGAGATGGATGGTCGCAAGCTTACCCGTGCTGATCTCGAAACCCTTTATCGCCGCGAAGAATCTCTGATTTCTAAAATCGAGATCCACGGACGCAACTACTGCCCAGGGCAAAACACATCCCCTATGAAAACGAGAGCACATGTTCAGTTCTCTTAAGAGCATATTTTCCCGCGGGAAAATTAATCGCGGATTTTACGAGGGGGGGAAACGTACCGGAAATAATCAAGATTTTTGGAATGCGAACAGCGATTTTGAAAACACCGCTTCCCCTGACCGTGACACGATGCGCGCCCGTGCAAGATGGCTCCATGAAAATAATGCGATTATGGCAAATATCGATGCGACGATCGTCCGTAACAGTGTCGGTAACGGATTTACTTTCCAATCTAAAACCGGAAAAGAAAATATCGATAAACAGATCGAAGCATTATGGGCGGAGTTTATCAAGCCTAAAAACTGTGATGTTACCCGCCGTCAGCATTTCGGAGATATGCAGTCGCTTATTTTATCTCAGCGTATGTGTGACGGTGAGATCGTTATTAAAAAACATCTGACCGGCAAAAAAAGCAACCCTTTTCAAATTCAGCTTGTCGAAGCTGATCGGTTCGACGTATCCTATAAAGTGCGAGTGGATAATTCCAATGTCCTTAGCAGTGTCGATGGGATAGAACTCGATACATTCGGAGCCCCACAAAACTACGTTTTCCGTGATGGGCTCATGAGTTCGGTGAAAGTTCCTGCTGATCAAGTCATCCACTATTTCCGTATGGATAATCGTGCGACGCAGTATCGCGGATTATCCGAATATAAACAGGCTATCGTTGATCTTCGTAACTTCGCAGGGTATCAAACCTCCACTCTAAAATCTGCACGGGCTCGTGCGAGTGTCGCTTATGCTATCGAGACTCCGAATGTACAAGGGCATATAGGCGGGTTGCTTAATAATACAAAAAATGATACTCCAGACCCGATCTACGATATCAACGGTGTTATGGTCCATTACCTAAACAGCGGTGAAAAAATGCACCAATATGACCCTACGATCAAGGGGACAGAATACGGTGAGTTTGTACGCTCATGCGTTCGTCTTATAGCTGTGGCACGTAAGGTTAGTTATGAGTTGGCGTTTCGGGATTATTCTCAGGTCAATTTCTCTAGTGCCCGTGCATCATTTATCCAAGATCATAAACGGTTCAATAACGAACAATGGCACTTAGCTACTTATGTACTTAACCCACTGTTTGAAGATTTCCTAGATGCTAATGTTATGGCAGGAAATATCAAAGGACTTGGAGTTACTGCCTATTTTCTCAACAAATCAGAGTTTTGTCAACCTCGTTGGATCGCTCCTGCTCGTGAGTGGGTCGATCCGCTCAAGGATATCAACGCCATCCAAAAAGAATATGACATGGGGCTTACTAACCTATCTGATATAGCTGCCGCACGCGGTAAGGTTTTAGAAGATGTTGTTGCTGATCGGGTCAAAGAAAACAAGATGCTTAAAGATGCGGGAATTTTAACAAAGGAGGAAGCGAATGCCTAAAAAATTGAGTCCAGAAAAGCTGTTGGAAAATAGCGATTTTGTACGTGCTCAGATCGAACCCGGCTCTGTCAATGCTGATGAGCGTCGCGTAGCTATTTTAATATCGACCGAAACTCCGGTTCGTCGTTTTGACTATTGGAGCGGTCAGTATTATGAAGAGGTGCTATTACACGGGGATGAGAATGTAGATCTCACCCGAGCAGCTACCGCTAAATTGCGATGGATGCACGGAAGCGGAAAATACGGAGAGCTTCCGATCGGTAAACTCGAAAACGTCACATTGGCCAACCGACAGCTTCGTGCCGAGGCGGTGTTCTCTCAGGCCAACCCAGACGCGGATATGTTCTGGCGTATGGTCGAAGAGGGGACACTTACCGAGATTTCAGTCGGTGGGTCAAAAATGGAGAACCGTGTTACCGAGAGAGATGGAAGCATCGCTCTTGTAGAGGTGACACGATGGGCTTTCCACGAAGCTTCGCTCGTGGATATCGGTGCCGATCCGAGTGCAGGAATTGGTCGAAGTGAAAATCAATATAAAGGGGAAACCGTGAACAAAGGATTGGAAGCGTTACGACGCCAACTCGAAGAACTTAAAAAACAAGGTGCGGATAGTGCCGCTATCGAGCGTAAGAATCAGGAGATCAATGCGATGGTTATCGCATTGTCCGATGAAAACAAAGAGCTCAAACGTGTAGCGGGTATCCGTGATCTCGTTGCTGCCAAACCTGGCGTAATAGGTGATGATGAAGTAAACCGTTTTATCAGTGACAAAACAAAAACAGCGGATGATCTTGCCCGTGCGATGCTTGATGCAGCAACAGCCTCACAAGTAGAAGTTCCGTTTCAGCGCGGCGAAGAAACACCAGGTGTATGGGTAGTAACCGGTCGTCAAAATCATGGTGATTTGATGCGTGCTATCGGTGACTCCCTGATTATGCGTGCAGGGCTGAATGTTACGGATGCGCATAAAGACGTCGATCAGTTCCGTGGAGCATCGATGCTCGAAATCGCCCGTATGGTTACCGGATATACCGGATATGACAAAAACGAGCTGATCAAACGTGCTATGAGTACGAGCGATTTTCCTACATTGCTCGGGAATGTAGCAAACCGTGTGCTCTCCGTTGCTTATGAAGAGGAAGCAGGGACATTTGATATGTGGACCATTGCTGAAGATGTCGCTGATTTCAAAACACGTACTGAAGCTAGCCGTGATCGATTGGGTGGCCGTCTACGTAAACTTACCGAGGGTGGTGAGAAGAAAAACAAAGAGACATCAGAGAGCGCAGAATCATGGCGCATCTACTCATACGGTGAATCTTTGAAAATCAATCGTGAGATGTTGATCAACGATGATCTCGGAGCATTTAACAACATTATTCTCGACTTTGGTAGTATGGCAAAGCGAACTGCAAACGGTCTTGTGTATGATCTGCTTCAAGCCAAAGGTGAATATGCAGGCTATAAAATGGCAGATAATAAAGCTATTTTCGATGCCGCACATGCAAACTATACCTCTACCGGTACAGCATTATCTCTCGATTCGCTTACTGTTGCACGTACATTGATGCGTCGCCAAAAAGATAAATCAGGTACAGCATTAAGCATTGCTCCTAAATACCTGATCGTTGCTCCTGAGCAAGAGACATTGGCACTTCAACTCATCACCAGTGAAACGCAGCTTGGTCAAGCAAATGCCGGTGTAAAAAATCCATTCCGTAATGCTGTAGATGTTATCGTCGAATCTGAACTTGCGGCAACGGCATGGTATATGGCCGCTGTCCGACGAACGTTGAAAGTCGGTTATCTGCAAGGTACAAACCGCCGTCCGATTGTAGCTGAGAAAAACCGTGATCTTAGCGGTGTCGAGTATGAGTGTGTGTTTGATTTCGGTGTATTCGCCGAAGATTTCCGCGGTCTTTATAAAAATAACGGTCAATAAGGAGTAACCAATGGCAAAAGAAGCAATTGAAGTTCAAGAGGGTGATGTAATCGATTATACCTGTCCGGGTGCCATCGATGTAGGGGATGTTGTACCGCTCGGTACCGGAATGATCGGGATCGCAAAAACAAGCGGTCTTGCCGGTGAGATTATCGCACTTGATATCGAGCGTGTGTTTGAGATCAATGCGACTACTGCTGATGTGATTGCTTTCGGTGATGTTGTGTATTTCGATGCTACAGCCAGAGCAATCACTACAACGGCAACTTCAAATACACGGGCAGGTCGTGCGGTGAGTGCTAAAGCCGCGGCAACTGCAGGGACTGTGTACGTCAAAATCAATGCGGCGTGAGGTTGAGTCATGTGGGTAAAAATTAACGAACCCGTACCGTATCGTGGGCGTGATCATAAAGCAGGTTCGGTTATCGAGGTCGGAGATGATCTCGGTAGCCGTATGATCTTGGCAGGTAAAGCTACACGCTCGTCCAAGCCTGAAGATGAGATCACATCCGAGTCAATCGAAGCTATGGATTTTAATGAGATTAAAAAACGTGTTGCAGAATTAAAAATCGAAACTGCAAACGGTAAAAAAGACACATTGATAGCTGCACTTAAAGCGCATTACGGGGTAGGGCTATGAACTTAAAAGACCAACTCGCCGCTGATATGGAAAACGTATTTATGAACTCGAATGAGCTTGCCGATTCGGTAACGATTGATGGTGTAGCAGCATCAGGGTTTTTACTCGAACAATCCGGGGAGATGGAAGAGTTGGTCAATGTGCTAAAAGTGGCTTCAAGTACAGCCATAACCGCTGATTCAGTGATCATCGCAAAAGGCAAAACATACGGGGTTGCAAGCGGTCCACATGATGATGGATTTGGATCAGTTACAGTCGTTTTAGGTACGCCGGTATGATGGGCGAAAACGATGTAAAAACCCGTATCAACGATGCGATTCGTCCTATTGTTAAGACGGGAGATGTTTTCGTATTTCGACGTACACCAATAGCCTCAGGTCTCAAAGAGGTTGTCTTTGCGGTTAAGGTCAAGCGTGACGCAGACATCGGGGAATCGATGGTTAATGCGTTGATGACATTAGGCAATGCGGGTGATATCAACTTCCCTGAGAATATCGAGTTTGCCGAGAGTACGCTCGATTTTAATGAGGGGTTGGAGCACGAATATTTTATGGTCAAAGCGACGCTTTGGTCAGGAGTGTGATATGAAAAAAAATAGCGATTTCGCAAAGGTGACTCTTACGATTGAGGATGGAACAACCATTATCATCGAAAATGTCGGCGAATACAGTGGGACGGTTACGGTCGATCAACCCACTGCAGAAATACTTAAAAGTACAGGAAAGGTAAAAGAAGATGAACCAAAAGACGCTTAAAAATGTAGTGCTTGTTAAATCAGGCGGTGTCCCAACAGCAGCCGAAGTCGTCACTACAAACGGTACCGTTTTTGTAAATCCTAAAATCAAATCCGGTGATTACCAAGACATGGGCAATGGGATGATGGGTTCTACCAAAACATTTATCGATCCGAACTGGATCAATGCGGAATTTGATATCCCAGTCCAGATGAAAAAAGCCTCTGCACTAGGGTCTGCTCCGAGTATCGATGAGCTTCTAAAAATTGCAGGGCTTGCTGAGACGATCACCGCCGCGACAAAAGTAGAATACAAGCCAGGTGGTACAGGTGTAGGAACTGGGCAAATCAAAGTATATACCGACGGGTATGTCCGTGCGCTCACCGGAGTAGCCGGGAACCTAAAAATCAGCGGTAAAGTTGGAGAGCCTTTGGGCGCTGTATTTAGCGTAAAAGGGTTTATGGCATCGCCTGAAGCAACGGCTGAAGCAAATCCTACGGTTACGCTTGATATCAATATGGCTCCTATCGTTTCAAAAGTTACGGTACTAACAGTCGGTGGATCACAGCTAAACGCTGATAGCTTTGATCTTGATATCGGAAACAAGATTAATGAACAATACGCAATGGACCTTAGTGCATATTATCTGGAAGATTTCGATCCAACGATCTCTATCACTGCAGTCAAAGCTATTGGTACGGATGAAGCAGCATGGACTGATTATGCCAATGGGATGGTTCGCTCTATCATCATCCAAGTTGGGGCAGCTGGGTCTATGGTTGAAATCAGTATCCCGTATGCGAAGCTCAAAGATGTATCTGAGAGTGACGATGCAGGAAACGTGAAAATTTCCCGTACCTTCCGTGCTGAAGCATCAGCCGGAAACGATAACTATACGATCACATATAAGTGATCGGATGGGTTAGCCTTCCCATCACCATTCTGAAAAAGGCAATGAATTTTTTGATCAAAAAATTTCCCGCGGGAAAATCCAAAAAAAGGTAAAACAATGGGTCAAGTATTTAATGCAAAACGTAATGAAGTATCAGCAAAGTATGAGTTTTTGGATGGTGTAACAACTGAAATTGTCATTGTTTCATTATCAACCAAAGAGAGCAAAGAGGTTGCAGAACATTCTAAAGATGAAACAACAAATGTATTGGATCATCTTGAAAAAGCAATTCGTTTTATGCTTCAACGAAATGATAAAAAAATCGTTGACAAAATTATGAAAGAACAAAATGATGAAGGGAATCTTGGGGATTTCTTTCAAGCGATTAGCAGTGCTATTGACGAAGAAAAGAAAGCAAAGGGAAACGGTTAATCCGATTCGCAAAAGAGTATTCAAAAGAGCAAAGCTATATTCATCTAAAAGATCATTTAAACAATCTAGACGATGATGCGGTAATGATTCCACAAGACAAGGAAGAGGTATTGATTGTTCAATGCTTCACTCTTTCAACCAAATCAGGGGTTGGGAGTGTTGAAGTTGACTATCTTGTGATCAAAGATTTTTCAAAAAAACACCGTAAGGATTCAATAGAATTATTACAGTTGGTAAGATCAATGGCATCAGTGCTGAATGAGAGAAATTAGCGGATGGTAATGGTCCATTCGTTTTGGTTTGTCTTTTTTTTCTTTTCGGGTTGTTTTAGCCCGGTAAGAAAGTAGAAGATGATGAAGATAGGGTTGAAAATACCCAGAAAAGCGTAAAAATATTTCATAGGAGCATTGTATGGCTAATGACCTTAGTATTCGCATAAAGATCAATAGCGATACAAAAGCGCTGGAAATAACTCAGGATGGGTTTGAAAAAATCCGTAAAAAAGCTGAAACGGCAACCGATCCAGTTAACAAGCTGACTGATCGGATAGCAGGTATGGGGCATGCCGCAGTCGGTCTATATACTATACATCAAGCATTTGATGCAGTAGTATTAAGCGGTATTAGGCTGAACTCACAGTTTGAACAGATGAAGCTAGGTATAGCCTCATTAATCGCGGTTAACAGTTCAAATGTAACGGCTATGGGTAAAAACGTCACTGCCGCAGAGAAGTTTATTATGGCACAGCATCAGGCTGCCGAATCTGTTGAATTACTCCGCAAAGCAAATCTGCAAACCCCTGCTACTTTGGCGCAAGTCACCGAGGGGTATCAAGCAGCATTAGCACCCGCACTTCGACTCGGGCTTACAACTAAGCAGACCGTAGAATATGTAAAAAATATGACTATGGCCGCTGCTGCAATGGGTCAGCCTATGGAGCAGATCGCACAGGAATCTCGCGCTTTGCTATCGGGTGAAATCGATATGAATGCTCAAGTAGCACGGAATCTCCAAATCACCAATCAACAGATCAAAATGCATACGAAGCAGGGGGATCTGTATGAATTCCTCACTAAAAAACTTGGTGACTTTGCAGCCGGTGGAGAAGCGATGTCTCAGAGTTGGGAGGGTATCAGTTCAAATATCGTCGATTCAATCGAGACAATCAAGAAAAAAGCGACCGAGAGCCTATTTGATAATCTTAAACAAGATGGGTTGGACCTTCAGAAAAAACTTACCGATAACGCTGATGCTATCGCTGAAGTATTCGCACGAGGGTTTACCGATATCTATCTCGTCGCTGAATCAGCTACCGATAATATTGGGCTTGCTTTTACAATAGCATTTGATGCTATTAACGCACTTCCTCCAGCATTTGCATTAATTTTTTCACATTCAATAGATGATATGAACGGAAAATATCGTGAGCTAGGTTTTTTCGACTATATGGCACTCGGTACAATCGTCGCTATTGAGGGATTACGTCAGATCGGTGATGTCGGTTTATCTGTTATTACCTTCCTCGGAAAAATGATGAACACGTTTGCTGAAGTTACGCTCGGAGCATTCGCAGGTATTAATAATGGGCTTGGGAAATTAGCTGATCTTACCGGAGTAGGCGGGGAGCAGTTTTATGCAAATGCGGCGTACTGGAATAAGCAGGTTAATACGGTAAAAGAGAATGGGCTTAAAATAGATCAAGCTCAGAATAAAATCATTGGCGACATGTCAAACGGACTTACACGTCTTACTGATTCTTATAATAAGCTCGCATTGAAAAAAACAGTCGCAGCACAATCAAGCAGTAAAGATCATCTTGTCTCAAATCCGCAAGCTGCTGTAGGACCTACTAAAGAAGAGATAGCCGCCGCTGCTAAAGCTGCCAAAGAAAAAGCAGATATGATCCAAGCATTAAACGATGAAGGGTTCAAATTTGCTCAGGAAAATATCGCAAAGCAAGAAGCTTTAGAAAAGAAAGCAACCGAAGATACACTAAAGCGATGGGAAGATAGCAAATCGGCTTTACTCGAATACTACTCTGCGATGGGTGACACTGCAAGCGCATTTGAGATCACCGAATCTGATCGTATGCAAAAACTCGCAGAGTCAGGTATTTTATCCAACGAACAAATGCTAGCTGTTTTGGCGAAAGATAACGAGAAGTTCCAAAAAGAGCAACGGGATAAAGACAATCAGTTTTGGCTTGATCTGTTCAGTGATTTTGAAAAAGCAATGGGTGAGCAAATCTTCGATGCCATGACGGACAAATGGCAATCGTTCGGTGATTGGCTAAAAGACTTTTGGTCGTCGATAACGACTTCAATCGCTCGAGCAGCTTCGTCCCAACTTTCGCAGGGGATCATCGGAAGTGTAAAAGATATGGCGGGTCTTGGGGAGAGCGGTTCGGCATCTTCAAATATCGTCGGCACATTCAAAACTCTTTTAGCGGGCGGTGCGTTTGCCGGTTCAGCTATGTATGGTGCAACAACGGACAGCGCAGGGTTTACTACCACTGTAGGCGGTACGGTTATCGATGCGGCGGGGCAGATCACAAAAGCGGGTACGGATGGTCTCGGTGATGTTGGAACAATAATCAATACCGCATCAACCCTGAAAACCGCTTATTCTGTTTTGACAAGCGGGTTATCACAAAGTATCGCCGATGCTTTTGCTTCAGGTGCGGCATCAATCTATAATTTAACCGGGTCATCTGCTTTGGCGGGTGGTATCGGTAATTTCGGTGCAGGGTTCGCAAGCCCGTGGGCTATGTCCGGAGCGGGTGGGTATGCAGGTGCGGGTGCGATGCTTGGTGGTGCAGCTATCGGCGGAATCGGAGGGTATGCACTAGGGTCACTCGGAGATATGCTATTTGGAGCAAATACAAAAGCAGGGTCATACGGTGCTATCGGCGGGGCAATCGGATCATTAGCAGGCCCGATAGGTGCAATCGCGGGAGCTACATTAGGATCACTTATCGGCGGGATGTTCGGCTCAACAAAAGAAGTAGACAGAGGTCTATATTTCCAAAACGATACAACTTCAATGAGCGGGTTAAACTCTATCCAAAGCTATCGGGACACTGAGACTAAATCATGGTTTAGCGGATCCGGAAACTCGGATTACAACGATATAACCGATTCTCAAAAACGTTCGATAGAGGGTATTTTCAAATCATACGATTACCTTCTCACTCAACTCGGTAGTACGAAAAACATCGTTCTTAAAGCGAGCCGCTACACCGCTGAAACATTTCAGGACGAAATAGCAAAAGGGTTCTTGGCAACCTATATGGGAATCGAGCAACACGCTTCTGAGTATCTTTACTCCCGTAACGGAGTTGTCTTTACAAAATACAACGATACGGAAGAGATGACCAAAATCTATAATATGTGGTCAGAGTACGCCAAATCGGTCGATAAAACGGTTATGCAGGCATTGACCGATTCAGTAAATTCCTATATCCAATCAACCCGAGATTTCACGGTGTGGGGCTTGGAACGCTCAGGTAATACTACCGAAGCACTCAGCCAAAAAGCGCAGTGGTTGCAGGATGATTTTGCCAACCTTGAAAGTATGATGGGTGTTACCGGGGTGACGGTAGAGAATTTTACGAAACTCTATGAAGATGCTGTTAAAAATAGTCTCGATCCGACGACGATATCGCAGTGGCAATCTCTCGGTACCGCTCTTAGATCAGCTACCGATGCTCAGGACGCTTATGCGAAATCGCTTGAAGATACGGCGGTCAACGGATTTAATCAGCTCTCGTCTGCTTATAGCACGTTTGCAAAGGGAATCACCGAAACGCAGGGGTATATCGATCAGCTTAACGGGTCGGTAATGACATTTGCCGATGCGGGGGATGATCCGGCAAAAATCATGCAAGCGTACCAGGCGCAGGCCGACGCTATCACTCAGATCAGCAGTACCCGGATATCTGCACTTCAAAAAGAGCTCGATTATTCCAAATCGCTCTATAAAGCGGCAAACAATCTACGCTATACGGCGATGAGCGGTACAGCCAAATTTGAATATACGAACTCTATGCTCGATCGATATATCGCTGACGCGATTACAAAAGTATCATCAGGGAAAGATATCAGCTCAGAAGTATCCAGTATCACAGATTTAGCGGGAAATTACGCTGATTTGGCGATGGGGTATTACGGGTCTCAATCTGAGTACAATGCTGCAGTTTCAAAAATGGCGAATAAGATCGAATCACTAGGTGGAAGAGGTACTCAATCAACACTTAGCGACGTTGAAGCAGCTATAAATATGGAGAATGACAGCTTAACATCTGCATTGAGTAGCTTAAAAGATGAGGCAAAAGATCGGCTTCAAAATATTATCGATTCGTATTCAGTCGGGCAATCGCTTATTACTGATCAGATGCAATCATTACTTGATGGATATGTGACTTATTGGGGTGAAAACAGTCCTATCGTTCAAACCCTTCGCTCTATGATGTCTGGGATGCTAAACCAAAGCGGTTCACAAATTGACACGGCATACCAAAGCGCACTAGGAAGAGGTGCAGACAGCGCAGGATCTGCATACTGGTCAAATCAGGTAGCAACCGGAGCAGTAGCCGCAGGAAGTCTCGGAATGGCTATCGGTGCAGCGGGGGCGGTTAATGGGGAGATAAGCAGAGCTGATTATGTAACTCAGCTTTACACAAAAGGGCTAAATCTTGATCCTTCTAATCCTTCTGATGCTAGTAGAATTAATGACGGTGTTAAATATTGGGTTAACCAAAGTAATGTACCAACTGAGTTATTAGCTTCAACTTTCCAATCACTCGACCCTAATTTTCATTCATTTGCAGTAGGTACAACAAATGTTCCTTATGACATGTTCGCACAAATCCATGAGGGAGAAGGAATTATCCCTGAAACATTTATGGATGGGGTACGAAAAGGTGATGTGACAATTGGTAAAAATGCTTCTAGTGATTCAATGGTTGTAGAGCTAAAAGCATTACGTGAAGATAATAAAGCATTGTTATCTGTAGTTACAAAAATGACTGCTGAAGTTATCAGGCTTAGACAAGAGATTTCACGGACTAATGAATCAGGTACAGCTCTGAATGTGAAGGTTATAGCATGAGTGGAATGATGCTATTAAAGCCTATAGAAATAACCGGATATACAACAAATATCCCTGAGAATGATTATCCGGAATACAACCCAGCTACAACCTATGCTTTAGATGAACGGGTGATCGTATCATCTACTCACTCAGTATTTGAGTCTGTTTCAGCAGGTAATTTAGGTAATACCCCTGTAATACCATCAACATTTTGGAATTACGTAGGATCTACTAATGCCTACAAATCGATTGATCAAAAAGTATCTACACAGACAATCGGTTCAGGGACAATGACGTTTGAGTTTCCGACATTAAAAGCAACCGCTATCGCTTTTCTAAATGTTGAATGTTCAACGATAAAAGTTGAAATATTAGATGGAACTACCGTGATATTCTCAGAAGAGAGAAATGGTTTCTCAAGAAACGTTACCGGATGGTATTCATATCTGTTTGAAGATTTTGAGTACAGAAACTTCTTTTTATTTGAACATCTTTTAAATCCTTTTGCTACGTATCGAATTACTTTAACCGGAACAACTTGTAAGCTTGGAATCATGGTAAGAGGGACTATGTTTGCGATTGGAACAACCAAGTGGGGGTTGCAAGACGGTTTTATAGATTACTCAACAAAAGAGTATGACCGGTGGGGGGAGTTATCTCTTAAAGAGGGAAATGTCCGCGATTATATGAAATCTGAGATTTTTATACAAACCTCACGTCTGCCTATAGTAAAAAAGGTTTTAAAAGAGCGAAGAGGCAAGCTAAGTCTATTTATACCTACAGTGAGTAAATATGAATTAGCAGTTTATGGAAACATTGTAGAGCCTGAGCTGATCTATGAAAACGGATCAATTTCATGCTGCACATTTGATATACAAGGAGTAATTTAATGGCAGAAATAACGCAGACTATATCGGATGTAGGGCAAGTAACTGAGCCGCCAAATCCAAATGTACCGGCTACGTATGATACATTGGCCTATCCTTTTTCCACATCATTAAAAGTGTTCGGGGATAATGTATCAACAACCTTGGTAGGTCAGTTAAACACGTTCGGTTCTCAAGCCAATTCATTAAGACTTGAAGTTAATGGATGGGCGAATATAGCATCAGAAAAAGCAGATATTGCAACCACCCAAGCGGGGTTAGCTGATACAGCAAGAATAGCGGCTCAAAATGCTCAAGCTGCTGTAGAGACTGTATTCGATAATTTTGATGACCGTTATCTAGGGGCAAAAGCAACCCCACCAACAGTAGACAATGACGGTAACCCTCTCCAAGACGGGGCATTATTCTATAGAAATACGGCTCCGAAAGGTGTACATGTTTACGACCTTGAATTAGCCTCATGGATAAACACTGGATATACCCCAACGTCACACAGCGGTCTAAGCGGTCTAGCAAATGACGATCACCCGCAATACCACAATGACGCTCGCGGTGATGCAAGGTATTACACTAAAACAGAAGGTATAGCGGTTATAACTTCTCCAACCATCACTGCACCTGCTAACGGAGCAGTTGATTTTAATGGAGCTATTACGACGAGTGCTTATGCTACATCGGTAAACTACCAAGGCTCCCACGACTTCACCCACTGGCAGCTCTCTTACACCGCAGATTTCGCCACGATTGAGCTAGATATCACATCGGGCAATCTAACCTCGTGGACTCCGGCAGTAGGTGTTGTATTACAGCAGTGCTATGTCCGTGTTCGTCATGGGTCGGATAATCATCTTAGCGGGTGGAGTCCTATAATCAGCTTTACAACACCGAATATCTATGTACAAACTCCTACTGTATCTGTGACGGGTACACCATCAGATGTGCCTGAAACTCCGACTATCAGCACCTCTGCGTTTAGCGTGTATAACGGTACAGATACCCACGCCTCAACGGACTGGATCGTGAAGCAAGGTGGAACAACGGTATGGAGCAGTATCGGTGATGCTACGAATAAAACGAGTATTACGATTCCTTCAGGAGTGTTGCTCGTCTCTACGGCGTACACGTTTGAGGCGCGGCATAATGGAGCTACGTATGGTGTGAGCGGATACGGTAGTGCTTCGGGTACGACTAAATCAGCTTTTACGATCCCTATCGGTGTGGCGGGTGCTATGGATTTCGGTGTTGCTCCCTCGTCTGAGGCATGGGCGGTTATGGGTCTGGCTGAAATGACTGGGACGAATACGGCGGGGCATGACAACTGGGGTAACTATCAGCACACGAATGGCTCTATCGTCTGTCATGTACCGAAGTTTTATTATCGTATCGGAAATGCTCTAGCCCCTCAGTATGCTACCTATGGTGCAAACTCTATTGAGATTGTAGGGACAGAGTCATTTACAACCGAAGCTGCCGCGAATGCTGCAGGGTGGACACTTCATCGTGCGTTCCTCGACGGTGGAGCTGAAAAAGGCGGGTTCTTCATTGACAAGTATATGAACTCGAAAAAAGTGGGAGACACTAACGTCGCCGTATCGGTGAAAAACGGTAACCCTATCGGACTCACTACGAATACGACCTATACACCATCATCCACTATGGCTGGGTGTACCGGAATACTCGCCGATGCTATCACTCTTTCACGTGCTCGTGGGAGTTACTGGAACACTGCAAGTGCGTTTATGTACGGAGCTATCGCGTTGCTCTCTATCGCGCATGGTCAGCGTGCTACGTCGAGTGCTGCGTGTGGATGGTATGACGCGTCGCTCACGATGAACTTCCCAAAAGGGTGCAATAACGGAAGCCTAGCAGATGTAAATGACACATCGGTGACATGGAGCGCTTCGCCTGATACTGCGGTTAAGGGTCTCACCGGATCAGCGAGTACGTTTAACAAATCAACACACAACGGTCAAAACAATGGTATCGCTGATGTGAATGGTCTGATGTATGAAGTCGGGATAGGTGTAACCAACTATGGAACATCTGCTACTACCACAACTACAATCACGACAAACACAATTTACACGCTGAAATCATCAGTAGCACTCAAAAATCTAACCGCTGGCTGGGATGGGGCTACGGATGCGTGGGGTAACACAACCAACCTATCGACTCGCTTCGACGCGGTTACTTGTCCTACCTCTATCAATGCTACGACAACGGTATGTTGGGGGAATGGTACCAATGCTGTGTTTGATGGAGCAGTTAGCGGTGTCGGACGTGATTTGTGCGGCATCCTACCTAAAAACGATACATCATCTTCTGCTACCGGAACTAATATGTGTGGAAATGACTATCTGTATCGTATCAATAAAGAAAACTGGCAACCGCTGTTCTGTGGGTATTTGGGCCATGCCGCCAATGCGGGTGTGCTCTACCGTAATTTGAACAACTATCGTTCTTATGCCTACGATTTTGCTGGCTTTCGTGCCGCCGCCTATGTGTAGTCTCTTTGTTTCCCTGTGCGATAGCACGAGGGATGGGGTGGCGTAAATGGCTAATCCGGAGGCGAGTTTGGGGATGAAGATAAAAATAATTTCGAGGAGAACAGCATGATTTACAGCTATATACCCTATGTCAAAAAGGGTGCAGAGGGGTTCACACTTCGGCATAAAGATGAAAACAACGAGATGACTGAGTTGGGGACACTGAGCGGGATAGTTTATGTCTATGCACCGAGCGCGACTGAGCAAGATACACGCATCCAATGGACAGCCGTAACGCTGGATGATGATCTACGTGATCGTTTGCGTAACAGCTATATGGCGCGAACCCGCAAAGCATTTGCCCGTATGAAAATCGAAGAAGTTGGGGATGTATACGATCTCTTAGCCGATGCGATGAAGCTCATCGAGTTTAATATGATGCTCACTTCACGCCTAGCGGGTGATCTGTGGGGAACCCACCCTATCAATGCAGAGACTAAAGCGATTTTCTCAGCCCGTAACGGTGCGTTTTTAGACGCGGTATCGGCGGGAGCTGTGACACTGAGAGGCGATTTCGATGATATGAATGTGCTGATGGGAAAATTGATGAGTCGGTATAGTCATATCAATCAGATCGTGCGGGATAACTATGTGGCTGAGTTGCAGAGGGTGGGGTTATGATGAACTTCCTCCTAATGCTCATCGCTATGGCTTTAGTCGCCACTCTATCACTCCCAGCGCTGATAGTAAACACGATCCGAAAACTCTATCGACGTGAAAAGATTAAAGAGTATTTTAGAACCGTAGCTATCGGGTTCGATCAGGCAGGTGGATCGATACTGTACGGTCAAGAGGATTGGACGGTCAGCTCATGGACGTATTATCTGTGCCGCAGAGGAAATAGAGATGCGTACTGGTTTATGCGGTTTATCGATCTGCTATTCGGTGCGGGGCATTGTGAAGAGAGTTTTTATAATGAAGCGCAGAAGATGACTTATAAACCGGAGTGGATGTGATGGATTTGCAGTATGTCGCAAATGGACTTTTTATCATTGTAGGCATTTTGCTTGGATTGCTATATAAGGCAGTACGAGGGGATGTTGATACGGTTAAAAAAGAGATACACGAGATAAATCTTCTCGTTGTCGGGCAATACGTTAAACGTGACGATATCAAAGATATCATGAAAGAGATCAAAGAGGATCTCGAAAAGATTTATGCAGAGTTAAAAAATAAGGCTGATAAATGAACGAAGAGTACAAAGGTATTGACCGTCATAAATTTCCCGCTTGGCAAGGATGGAAGATCATCGATGATTATTTAAAAATCGACGTATCCGATGATCTTCGAAATCGGATGTGCGAAAACAACATCGAACTGCAAGGGCTTGTAGCTCAATTTCATCAAGGGGGTAAAGAATGAGAAAAGAGTTTAAACGTATGTGGTTCGTCATGGTGGTGACGGTAATTTTAGTGAGCGTATTTATCAGTGGTGTATATGAACAGTTTCCACCGGTATTACAGTTGGTATTGACTAAAACGCTTCTTGTAACTGCAGGGGTAATTGTAGGTCATATCTTGCGTAAGTTCTTTTTTCCACCTATCGATTGGAAAAATGACAAGCAATGGCAACTTACATCTGCGGTGATCGCTTTTTACCTAATCATCATCTATTGTTTCGCGATGGGTGGATGATATGAAGCTGATCGTACTTTTGGCACTCGCTTTGTCATTGTTCGGAGGTTCCATCCAACGGTGTCAATCGTATGTACAAGGGGTACGAAAAGCACATTGGGCTCAGTTTGGGGTTGACTATCCGTATCAATACGGAATCGGTCAGCTCGAGCAAGAATCAGGCTGTAGGAATATAGTATCACTCGATGGTGTTGGGTCTCAGGGAGTAGCACAGATCACATGGAGATGGCATAAGAAAACCCTTCAGAAGTATGGGATCAAATCACTCGATGCAGTACCGGATCAACTCAAAGCCCAAGCAATCTTAATGAAAGGATTTTTAGCTCCTAAATATGGCCTATGGGTAACATATCAACGCTATAACGGCGGTGATTATATACTCAAAGAACTGAACCGTGCAGGTTCTGAGAATTGGGAACTGGCTAAGGGTCAATGTCGACGCGGACAGAGCTGTTTTACATGGAAAGGTCAGCGGTCATGTCGCTCTAACTGCGATATCAATTATGAGTACTCAGTGCTCGTATATAAATACGGAGAAAAATATGCGTCTATCAGAAGTAGCAAGTTTCGGTACTGGTAAGGTACTGATCGAAATCATAATCATTTTATCCGGAGCATTAATAGCCCTTGGTTTTCATGATCTAACTGTGTCCGGAGAGCGCAACGTTTCAAATCAGATCGTTAAGACTCTGGAGCAAAAAGTTAAGACTGCAGAGTCAGAAACTGAACGGCAAAAAGAGCGTGTTTCTTTTATGAAAGCATGGATGGCACGTGATAAGTTGGAAGCTCAGGAAAAAGAGGCAGAGTTTAACCGAACGATGGCCGCAAAGCCGAAATACATCACATCGATCAAGTATGTGCCTACCGGGGAAAAATGCACCGACTTAAGTGCAATCGTTGAGGAAGCGCGAAAAAATGCTGAGGGAGGCAAATTATGAAAGCGAAGCCAGTCAAATTGATAAACGGTCAATGGGTAGAAGTTTCAAAAGAGGAAGCAACACACGTTCGATTAAAATTTCCATTAGAGTTTAAATATCTGCAAGATAGATATATTCCAGTCCAATTAAGCGGAAGTAGAGCAGAAACTAATAATTGGTCGTGGAATGGTGATACCGAAGTCCCAACGCTTAAGCCAAGCATATTGACAGAGTTTACATGGGGTGAAGAAAGAAAATTACATAGATGTCATTCTTTTGTAAATGATGGGAAAGTGCAATTTTTGCACGATTGTTCACACGAATTAGTAGGGCAAACATGTGATCTATTGGAGGTAGAAGTATGAAAACACTTTATTTGATGGTTTTAACTATGGTCTTGATATTCTCCGGTTGTGCCGGTAAAGAAGTGGTCCCATGTGAACCTATCACGATCACAAAAAAGTGCGAAACTAAAAAACCAAAATGTGAAGATCCTACTCCTGAAACTGGTGATATCGTTCAGTGGACTAAAGCACGATTGGAAAACTATCCGAAGTTGCAGAGTTGTCTTTATGATTTTAAAGCAGCATTGGAGAAGTGTTTATAACCCGTATTTAATTTTATCTTGAATATAGGATAGTTCGCTTATTACTTCATCTTTAACCATATTTATTGAAGCATATAGGCACATCTCTTTTACATATTTTTGTATATGCGTTTGTTGAATTTCAATATCAGGTTTTTTATTAGCTATTTCTCCAAATTTGATTAAAGCTTTATTAGCTTGATCAACGCTAGGAAGTTTTAGAATAATGTTTTTCATAGATTTCCTTTAGTAAATAATTATATCACTTTTTTAGGCCACAGCACCCGGTGAAGAACACTGCGGTATCGGCATTATTGTCGATATCTTTTTCTGACCGTGAAAATATGTCACGGTGCAAAGGAATTATATGCAGCGTCTTCAAGCGCCATTCGGATGGATTGGCGGCAAATCGCAACTGGCCGATGATATCGTGGCCATGATTCCGGAACATCGGCTCTATGTCGAAGTGTTCGGCGGTGCTCTCAATGTACTCTATCGGAAACGTGCTCCGATATCTCCTAAAAAAGCGGAAGTGGTAAACGACGTAAACGGTGAGCTCGTCAATCTTCACCGATCGATCCGAACCAATCCTCAATCACTATCGATGTATTTGCGCCGGCTATTGGTGAGCCGTGAAGTTTTCGATGATATCGTACATAAGCGGATCAAACCGACGAACAACATCGAGCGTTCCGCATTTTATTATTACTCTATCACTCAGAGCTTCGGGTCAAAAGGTACAAATTTCGCAATGTCTGCAAAGAACGGTCGACCGAAAGATTTGCACAAAAATTTCAATGTATGGTCTCGGCGATTACGATATGTGACGATCGAGAATATGAGCTTTGAGAAACTGATCCTGACGTATGATAGCCCGGATACGTTTTTCTATTGCGATCCTCCGTATGTAGACACGGAAAGCTATTATCAGAATACGGGTGGATTCGGTGAGACAGAACATCGATTACTCGCTGATCTGCTGCACAACATCAAAGGGAAGTTTCTCCTGAGTTATAACGACTGCGACTTGGTACGTGAGTTGTATTCGGATATGGTGATCAGCTCGAGCAGAGAGATTGATTATACGCTTGGGGGAGGGCATCAGAAGAAAGCAGTTCGGGAGGTATTCATATCGAACTATACGGATGAGAGTGTAAAGGGGGTGTTGTTTTGAAGCGTGGCAACGGTTGCCATATAATCGTGATATGTCGTTCTTAGTGACCAACTATATGACTGTGCTTTTAAGTCGAAATTCCATATTTTAGGGATTTCACTTATCTGTTAATTAGTTGTTGACTTCTTTGAGAAAAATATTAGTTATAATACAAATTGTTAATACAAAAGTAAGGTTAAGCGGTGGGTAAATACGAGCTAATAAGCCGATATTTGTGCGAATTTCTGGGTCAGGAAGTCCGTAAAACAGGTCTGCAAAAAGTTGTTGTGGGACTGAGCGGAGGGATCGATTCGGCTGTGGTCGCGCTATTGGCGCATCGTGCGTTCGGTGATGATTTGCTTTGTATCAAAATGCCTTCTCACTATTCATCGATGAGTTCACTGGACGATGCGGATGAATTATGCGGCACTTTCGGCCTTAGATCAGAGACTCACAGCATCGAGCCGATGCTTCGTGCGTATGAATCTTCCGATATGTCACCGCTTCGGGTCGGAAATCTCTCAGCAAGGTTACGGATGGTAACATTGTTTGATATATCGGCACGCGAAGGGGCTTTGGTTCTGGGAACCAGTAATAAAAGCGAACTGATGCTCGGATACGGGACACTGTACGGCGATTTGGCCAGTGCGATCAATCCCATCGGAGATTTGTATAAGACCGAAGTATTTGAGCTGGCCCGTTATTTAGGAGTTCCGAGTTCGATTATCGACAAACCCCCTTCCGCAGATTTGTGGGCGGGGCAGAGCGATGAAGCGGAGATCGGATACCCCTATGCCGATTTGGACCGTGTGTTGAAACGTTACGTCGAAGAGCGTCATACGGTGGAAGAAATTGTTTCAGATGGTGAAAACTCTCAATTAGTCGATATGATAGTGACAAGAATCTATAAGAATCAGTTTAAACGCAAAATGCCTTTAATCGCCAAGTTGACTTCACGAACGCCTAACCATGATTTCAACTATCCTAGAGATATTACACTTTAGTGCCATAGCGGCTAGCGTAGCCAAAAGGATTTTATTCTTTTGGTATTCAGAATAGAATAACAAGGAAGAGAATATGAGTATCCCATTTTACCGTGTCGATGTCGGCGGAGATGAACGCGAAAAGATTGACGAAGTATTCGACGGAGAAGCGCCGAATATCGTTGAAGACTTGGAAGCGGCATTCGAATCGTATGTCGGTGCTTCGTATGCACTGGCAACGTCGCACGGTACGGCTGCCCTTCATCTGGCAATGCTGGCCATCGATCTCAAGCGGGGCGATAAAGTGATTTGTTCGATCAATGCTTATCCCTCTATCCCCGAAGTCGTGCGCCATTTTGATGCCGAACCGATTTTTATCGATATCAACCCGGACACGTTTACGATCGATTTGGACAAGCTCGAAGCCTATTTGGCCGAAAACAAATCCAAAAAACTCAAAGCGGTGATCGTCTCACATGTGGCGGGACAATGTGTCGATTTGGATCGATTGTATGAAATTGCCAAACAATACGACGTCAAAATCGTAGAAGACGCCTCAGATGCGCTTGGGGCAACCTATAACGGCCAAAAAATCGGCTCGACGGGTGCCGATATTACCTGTTTCGATTTCAGCCCCCATTTGCGGCACAACGTCTGCAACGGCGGAATGCTCGTCTGTGATGACGAAGAGATCATGGAACGGGCAAAATCGCTTCGCAACCATGCGATGGTGATCGAGGATGAAGGGCTGGGATACATTTACGACGTCGTCGATATCGGAAGCCAATACATGATGAGTCCGCTGGATGCGGCGACGATTCTCGTTCAGCTTGAAAAGCAGGATGACAATATAGAGCGTCAGCGCCAAATCGCCGAAATCTATAATGAGCGTCTAGCCGATGCTCCTCATATCAGACTTCCGATCGCCAATGAGGAACACGCATATTCGCTGTATATCATCAAGGTCGATAAAAACCGTGACTCGTTCGCACGTGAACTGGCCGCACGGGGGATCGAGTGCGGGTTGCACTATATACCGCTTCATTTGCTCAGTTATTATAAATCGAAGTATTCGCTGCGGGTAAACGATTTCCCGATTGCGCTGCGCAACTACCAGCAGGTACTCTCAATCCCGAACTATGCGGCGCTCAGCGACGACGAAGTCGAGGAGATTTGTGACGCAATTTTGGATGTAGCTTCTACACGCGTTTGAAACGGTTCTGGATACTTTGGGGAGAACGTTATCTATACAACCCATCGCTATTCCAAAAAATTCTCTCCGTACTCCTGTTACCTCTCAGCTGGATTTACTGTTTCGGTGCCTATCTCCGCAGCCGGCGCAGTAAAACCACATCTCTCGGAATGCCTGTTATAAGCCTCGGCAATTTAACCGTCGGCGGGAGCGGCAAAACGCCGGTCGTCAT